AAGCACATCGGTGTGAACTTTACCTCTGCCGAATTGACCATGCAATTGGACTATTTCGCAGAGCGCGTTCTAAAGCCTCGTATCAGCCAGTTGGCTGCTTCGGTTGATGCTGACGTTGCTAACGCTTACAAGAATATTTAGTCTTCAGTTGGTACACCCGGCACCACGCCTTCTACTTCTTTGGTCCTCTTGCAGGGTCAGCAGAAGCTGAATGAATTTGCCTCTACAATGGGCGACCGTTACGCAACAGTTAACCCTGCTGCCAACGCCAACCTCGTTGAAGGCATGAAAGGTCTGTTCAACCCAACCGACACCATTAGCCGTCAATTTAAAAACGGCATGATGGGCATGGGCGTTCTCGGCTACGACGAAATCAACATGTCGCAGTCGATTGCACAGCACACCACCGGTACACGTTCTGCTTCAGCTTCGTTGACCGTTGGCGCTACTGTGACCGCTCAAGGCACGTCAACCATCGCCATCAACGGCGATTCGGGTTCGGCTACTTTCAAACAGGGCGACGTGTTTACCATCGCCGGTGTTTATGCTGTCAACCCACAGACCCGTCAGTCCACCGGTTCGCTGCAACAGTTCGTTGTAACTGCTGATGCTACCGCTTCTTCGGGCAACTGGTCTTCGGTCAGCATTTCTCCCGCGATCTACACTTCGTCGAACGCTCTTGCTACGGTTGACTCCTTCCCGCAGTCCAGCGCTGTTGTTACAGTGTTGGGCGCTGCAAGCACCACCTACCCACAGAACCTGATCTATCAGAAAAACGCCATTACCCTCGGTACGGCTGACCTTCTGATGCCGCAGGGTGTGGATATGGCGTCTCGTCAGGTCCATAACGGCATTTCAATGCGTATTGTTCGCCAGTACGACATTAACAATGACCGTATGCCTTGCCGTATTGATGTGCTGTATGGCTATAGCGTCATCCGCGCGCCAATGGCTGTTCGCCTGTGGGGCTAATCAAATAGTTGCCTAGGGCTTCGGCCCTAGGTTTCCTTTTTCGGGTTTTATGGAGACAATATCATGGCACTTCCTAATGGCGCTGGTGGCTATCAATTGGGCGATGGCAACCTTAACGAAGTAGTACTTAGTGTATCTACTGTGCTTGCTAAAACTGCTGCGGCCACTTTGACCGCGGCTGAATTGGTTAACGACGTTATTACTTATAACGGCGCAACCGCTAACCTGACGCTGCCTTTGGCAACCGACGTGGACACTTTTGTGTCTAGCGCTAAAGTCAACAGCAGTTTCCAGTTTGCTATTGTTAACACCGGTTCTAACACAGCTACCGTTGTTACCAACACCGGCTGGACTTTGGTTGGTTCGATGGCTGTTGCTACTGCGGTTTCTGGTCAGTTCCTTGCTATTAAAACCGGCACGGGCACTTGGTCTTTGTACCGCATCGCTTAATGAAACTGCCCCGCGCTTAACGGCGCGGGGTTTTCCATGAGGTTTGATATGCACATTTATTTAAAACATCCTATTCACGGCACTAAAGTCGCTATCTCTGAACAAGAAGCAGACGCAGACGAACAAGCCGGTTGGGAGCGTTTTGATATTGACAATCGTAATGTAATAGCGGATGCTCCGTCGAATGAATTAGACATCCGCCGTCGTAGGCGTGCAGTTTCGCAGGATCAATAATGGCAACGGCTGGCGATCAAATCAACGGTGCCTTACGGCTGATCGGCCAGCTTGCCGAAGGTGAAACGCCGTCTGCCGCTACGTCGCAAGACGCGCTTATGGCGCTTAACCAAATGATTGATTCTTGGAACACCGAACGTCTTTCGGTGTTTTCTACCCAAGAACAAATATTTTTATGGCCCCCGAACGAAATTCATCGTTCGCTTGGGCCTTCTGGTGATTTTGTTGGTAATCGCCCCGTATTGTTGGATGACTCAACGTATTATCTTGATCCTGCAAGCGGTATTTCTTACGGCATCAAAATTATTAACCAACAACAATATGATGGTATTGCTGTTAAAACTGTAACCAGCACCTATCCACAGGTGATTTGGATCAACATGAATTATCCCAACATCGACATGTATGTTTACCCAAAACCCACAAAAGTTTTGGAATGGCATTTTGTGTCTGTTGATGAATTGACACGACCCGCGTCAATTGCAACTGAATTGTATTTTCCGCCCGGCTATCTTCGGGCGTTCCGTTACAATCTAGCGTGCGAAATCGCTGCTGAATTTGGTGTGGAGCCTTCTCCGCAAGTCAAACGTATCGCTATGTCGTCTAAACGCAATCTTAAACGTATTGACAACCCAGATGACATTATGAGCATCCCGTATGCTATTGTAAGCACACGGCAACGCTTTAACATCTTCGCAGGAAACTTCTGATATGACCAATGTCGCCATTTCAGCATTGCCCGCCGCTTCGTCCGCTACATCAGCGGATTTGATTCCTATTGTACAAGGCGGCACAACGCAAAAACTAACCAACGCTCAATTGTTTACTGGCCCCGCCATTACAACCGGCACAACGGCCACCACACCAACGGCTGCGTATTCGCTTGTTAACAAACAATATGTAGACGCCGCGGTAAATGGCCTTAACTCACAAATTCCTTGTGATTACGGGTCTACAACCGCGTTTACGGTTACATATAGCAACGGCACCGCTGGCGTTGGCGCTACGCTAACTGCTACAACAAACGGCGTGCTTACTGTTGATGGCGGCACACCTGCGGTTAACCAACGCATTTTGATTAAAGACCAAACAGACCAAACACAAAACGGCGCGTACACTGTTACCAATGCTGGGTCTGCTGGATCGGCTTGGGTGCTTACCCGCGCTACGGATTATGACCAGTCCGCCGAAATGAACGCTGGCGACGGTTTTTATATTAACAATGGGTCTACTTTGGCCAATACTTTGTGGGTGCAAACAACACCTGCACCCATCACTGTTGGCACAACAGCTATTGTGTTTAGTCAGTTTGCCAACGCATCTTTTGCTAAACCAATCATCGCCGCGATGATTTTTGGAGGTAGTTTCTAATGACCGCGCCTAATCAAGCTAATCCTAAATCAATTATTGGTAAATGCGCTACGCAAGCCGTTGGCGTATCTGCTACAGCTATTGTGTCAAACGCTTCTAGCTCTAATACGCTTGTTAAAGTTAACTCGCTTTATGTAAGTAATATTGATACAACAACATCATATAAAATAACTGTTGACGTGTATCGGTCTTCAACTGCATATCGCATAGGGTATCAAATCATTATTCCCCCAAATGCTGGTCTTGACGTTATTTCTAAATACATCAATCTTGAAGAAGGCGATAGTTTGCGGTTGACTGCTGACACGGCGGCTAAACTTGAAGCCGTAGCATCTTACGAGGTTATTAGCTAATGTCACATCGCTCGAATGGTGGAATTTATGGGCCTCAGAACCGCTCGAACCCCACACAGGCGAGCGGTATTTGGCACTTATATGACGAACAGCAATCTGTTTACGCTAGAACATGGTATGGGGTTGTTCCGGTAGTTCCTTCTGCACCTGCGGTTGGGACCGTTACTTTAGGTAGCGGCACACAAGCGCAATATTTAACCGCGTCTATACCGTTTACCGCAGGGTATAACGGTGGTAGTTCAATCACTAGCACAACAGCGGTGTCTATTCCGGGCGGTTTAACAGGTACTACTTCTGGCGCAGGGCCAATTTCTGTTTCTGGGCTTTCCGCTAATACGACCTATACGTTTGCTGTATATTCTACAAACTCTGTAGGTAGCGGGCCTAATGGGTATTCTAATTCTGTTACAACAGCTACCGTGCCTGATGCGCCTACTATTGGCACTGCAACTTTAGTTGGTTCTAATGTAAGCGTTACTTTTACCGCGCCCGGAAATACCGGCGGCGCAACTATAACAGGGTATACCGTAAAAGCATATATAGGCGGTTCTTATTCTGGCGTGTCAGCAAGCGGCGCATCTTCGCCAATTACTGTAACTGGTTTGTCTGCTTCTACTGCGTATACATTTAAAGTTTATGCAACAAATGTTATGGGCAATAGCATTGAATCCGCTGCATCTAATTCTGTAACAACACC